GGTGGAGATCCTGCGCGGGCTGCGGGCCGCAGCGGATCGCGACGGCGCGGTGCCGGTGGCGGCGCTGCAGGAAGTGATCGGCCGGGTGAATCTGGCGCTGGAGGCCTTGCTGGTGGCGCAGCAGGCGCTGGCGGAGCAGCAGGTGTTCCGGGCGGCGGTGATCGGTGCCGGCGCGATTGACCAGTTGCGGCTGCTGGCGACGAATGGCGAGATCGAGGCGGATTCGGTGGCGCGGCTGCCGGATGCGCGCGAAGTGGCGGAGCGCGTGCGGCAACAGCTGGTGCACGCGCCCGGGCCGGATGGCCTGCGGCTGTCTGACCGGATCTGGCGCAATCATCAGGGCCTGCGGGCGGAGCTGCTGCCGGCGATCCAGACGGCGATCATCAACGGGCAGGCCGCGCGCGATGCGGTGCGCGGGGTGCTGGGCCGGGCCGGTGCCGCCACGGCGCAGCAGATCCGCGACATCGAGCTGGCCAAGGCCGGTGCGCTGGGGGACCGGGCGGCGGAGATCCTGATCGGCCCGGAGGCCAGGGCCTACGCCAATGCGCTGCGGGTGCTGCGCAGCGAGGTGGACCAAGCGAACATCCTGACGACGCGCGAAGGCATCTATGCCGTCGACGACGTGGTGGGCACGCGCTTTCTGCTGAGCCCGTCTCACCCCCGGTTCGACATCTGCGATCTGCACGCCAACGTGAACCTGCACGGCCTGGGCAGCGGCGTATATCCGCGCGGGCAGAGCCCGCTGCCGGCGCACCCGAACACGCTGAGCTTCGAGGAAGCGGTGTTCAGTTGGGAGGTGACGCCGGAGGACCGCGCGCAGCGGGATGATCCGATTGTCTGGCTGCAGGGCCGCCCGGCCGGCGAGCAGCTCGGCGTGCTGCAGAGCCGCGACAAGGTTGCGGCGCTGCAGGCCGGCGTGCTGCAGCCCGGCGAGATCACCACACCGTGGCGTCTTTTGGCGCAACGATACGGGCCGGCGATCGGTGCACAATGACCTTCGGCCTCATAGGTGCACCATCCATGCAACGAATGCTTGCATCCCTTTTACGACGGCTTTGCCGTCACGAGTGGGAGATCGACCGGAAACCCGGAATTTTCCTGCGGGGCAATGAGATGGTGATGGTGCCGGCCGAGCGGCACTGCAGGCATTGTGGGCGCATCGAACATGATCTTGGACGAGAGCTGTACCCCGTCTGGCGCAAAGGACCGGCCCCGCTGAAATGAGTGCTGCTCTGCCCGTTCAACCCCGCGTGGCCACCGTGGTCGACCTGACCGGCGTGCGCCAGCGCGTGGTCTGTACCTGTAATCACACGCTGTTCGACGGCGTGGTGATCAAGAGCCGCGTGGGGCGGCTGCTGCCGCGCGGCGGCGCCGAAGCGCTGTGCCGCTGCAAGCAGTGGGTGACGGTGCCTGTGACGTACTCGCCACCGGGCACGGCATGAAGCCCTGGCGCGAACGGCTGCGGGATGCCGCGCTGGGTTCGCTGAAGCCCGAGGAGATCGCACGGCTTGATCGCGTGGATCAGGCGCACTTTGCCGCGATTGCCGTGTTCGGCAACGATGCCGACGCCGGGCGGTGGTACTACGGCACCACCTCCGAATTCGGCGGCTGGCGATCGCCGGAGGCCGTAGCCGCGGACGGCGATGAGGGGCTGGCGCAGGTGCTGGCCAAGCTGGAAGCAATGAAAGCCACCGTCACGCCGAAGCCGGACCCGTTCCCCATCACCAGCGCTGGTCGCAGGCGCGTGTTCAAGGCTCGCCGTTCCCCGATTTGACCTCGCTGACAGTTGGCGCATACTTGATGCGCAAGGCATAACGCCACGTCGCGAAAGCCGCCGCACTCGATAAGGGTGCGGCGGCTTTTTTCGTTTCTGGAGCCGCAGATGCAGCATCGCCGCCGGATCACGCTGAATGCAGGGGCTGACATCCAGCGCCACTACTACGCCCTCGCCGCCGTCGAGACCGGCCCTGGCGCCGGGCTGCGGTCGATGGAGCAGCTGGCGCGGCCGATCGATGCCAACCATTCGCTGTTCGGCAAGGTGCGGCTGAACGCGGAGACCTTCCGCAGCTTTGTCCGCAATTTCGAGGCGAACACGCTGGGGCAGGAGATCTACCTGGACCGGAACCACAACCCGGGCGACGGCGTGAACGGCGTGTTCCGCGGCCTGCAGGTGGACCGGCAGGGCCGGCTGCTGGGCGATCTGGAGTGGAAGCCGCTGGGCGTGAAGACGTTCACCGAGGACGGCTTCAAGTACTTGTCGATCGATTTCACTGACGACTTTGTGCACCCGGAAACCGGCAAGAGCCACGGCCCGCTGCTGTTCGGCGCTGGCCTGGTGCCGCGGCCGTTCATCAAGAACATGACCCCTTCGGCCGGACCCGGCCGCCTGATGCTGAGCGAGCAAGGCCGCTCGGTGTTCGTTCCTTCCCACCTGCGTCTCGAGGACGTCGACATGAAGAAGTATCTGGAGGCGCTGCGCGCCAAGCTGCTGAGCCTGAAGCTGAGCAATGCGATGGTCGCCACCCTGCTGGCGCAGTTCGAGGCGCAGGCGATCGCGCTGGGCCTGGGCGACGATGAAGGCAAGCTGCACAAGCTGGGCGAGACCTTCGAAGCCACGGCCACGCAGCTCGCCGCCGGCGAATCGAACGTCACCCTGACCGTGAACGGCGGCCTGACAGCGGACGCGATCAGCGCCGCCGTGGCCAAGGCCCTGGCCGATGCCGAGACCCGCCGCGTGACCCTGGCGCAGACGGCCGAGACCCACCGCAAGACGTTCACCGATGCGATCAACGCCGCGACCGGCCTGAGCGAGGTCACCCGGGCCTCGCTGCGCAAGCAGGCCGCCGCCATCACGGCGGAGATGACGCCGGAGCAGGTCAAGACGCTGGCCGATGCGGCGATCGAGCTCGGCAACGCCACCGAAGTGACGCTGCGCCGGGCTCAGCTCGGCTTTGGCGGCACGATGACCGGCGCGCTGCCGCACGTGACGCTGACCAGCGATGTCGGCACGCAGGCGCACGGCCTGATGCGCGAGCGCCTGCAGCTCTCGGCCGCGAACGCCGGCCTGCGGCTGCCGGAGGAAAAGCAGCTGAGCAGCTTCGCCCGCAAGGTACTGGCCGAGTTCGACCGCCTGCACGGCGCGCGGCTGGATGCCGAAGTGAAGCGGCTGGCCGGCGATGGCAGCACCAACGTGGCGGACAGCCAGTTCCCGGTGGTGGCGCAGCGCCAGGTGATCATCGAGCTGCTGGCCGACCTGCGCTTCCTGCAGATGGTGCAGACCATCGTCGACCCGCAGGCGCAGGCCACGATCCAGATCCCGTACGAGCTGCGCAACACCTCGCAGGTGACCAACGGTGCGGTGGTCTACGAGGGCAACCCGATTCCGTACGGCGGCGTTCGCCAGCTGATGGATCAGGCCTACGTGGTGCCGCGCAAGATCGCGATGCTCATGAGCAATGAGCTGATCCACTTCACGCAGCGCGCGCTGATCAACTGGGATGCCTGGGCGCGCAACATCGCCAGCAATGCCCGCCTGATGCGCGACATCATTGCCACCGCGGTGGCCAATGAGATGCAGCGCAGCGCCGATGCCTTCGGCGCCGGCACGGTGACCAACGAAACCATCACCGCGCAGGTGAACGGCACCCGCACCACGTTCAAGACCGCGCAGTTCCCGGTGGTGCGCCCGCGCACCGTGCGCGATCTGCAGGGCAACGCGATCGGCACCGAGCAGAACGCGATCACGCTGACCATCGGCGGCACCGCCCGGCCGATGTACGACGGCACCGGCAGCCAGAGCGCCGGCAACTACTGGCGCTTCACCGACTGGAACCTGGGCTATTTCCAGATCGTCAACCAGGCCGGCGTGGTGCAGACCTTGGCCAACGCCACCGCAGTGGTCATCAGCTACTCCAACAGCACCAACCGCAGCCTGTTCGATCTCGACATTCCGGGCGGTGTGGCCAGCTTCCGGGATCACGCGAACGCGCTGCTGGACATCATCGGCCGGCGCAAGGCGATTCTCAGCCAGGAGCGCTTTGTCCAGGCGCAGTTCCTGGTCTGTGCCGCCACGCTGCACAACACGATCACCGAGGCCACGCAGTTCGAGCGTGATCAGCAGAAGGACGGCACCAACCTGGACGTGCGCGGCGATCTCGCCAACGTCAAGGGCCTGCCGGCGTTCGGCACCAACCAGCCCGGCATCGATCTCGGCGAAAGCCGGATCCTGATGGGCGAGTCGAACGTGTGCAGTTACGGCATTGCCAAGCCGTTCGTGACTGGCACGCCGTTCGAGGTGATGGACCCGGCCACGATGCGCCCGACCGGCGAAAAGCAGGCCTACGGCGAGGAGTACTCGACCATCCACGTGCCGCTGCCGCTGCGCGGCCGCATGACCAGCGTGATCGTCTATTCGGCCACTGCCCGCGCGGCGGTCTGATCCCCTTCCTCCAGTCGCACCCTTGGGGCGGGCAACCGCCCCGATCCTTTTCGAGGATTGACGCATGACGCTGAAGACCATCACCCACCCGATCGACGCCCGCGGCCCGACCTATATCGGCAGCAACCTGGTGTACCCGGGCGAATCCGTCACCGTGGACGTGCCGGACACTGATGAAGGTGCGCCCGACACCTCCGATCCATCTGGCGCCCGCGACCTGAAGCAGTTGCAGGCCTCCTCGATCAAGAAGATTGTCGAGGTGCTGCCGCATCTGACGCTGAGCGAACTGGAGGCGCTGACCGAGCTGGAGCAGAACGCGGCACAGACTCGCACCACGCTGATCGGTGAGATCGAGGCGGAGAAGCTGAAGCGCGCGGCGGGCGGCGAGTAAGCCAGCCATGCACTTCCTGTTCGAGCGCACACAGGTGGAGCCGAACGGCGTGTTCGGCCGGCTGGCGCTGGATCAGGTGCCGTTCTGCGTCACGGCCGAACAGCCGTGGCGCAACAACGCGAAGGGCCGGAGTTGCATTCCCGCTGGCGACTACGAGCTGCGGCCGTGGGACAGCCCGCAGTTCGGCATGGTGCTGATGTTCGTGAACCCTGCGCTGCAGGTGTTCGCGACCGAAGCCGACGTGCCGCCGGCGCAGCGCGGCATCGGCCGTTCGCTGGTGCTGATGCACGCCGCCAACTGGCCGCACCAGCTGCAGGGCTGCATCGCACTGGGCAAGCACATCGCCCCGCTGCCGCCGTACGGCATGGCGGTGACTGACAGCCAGGACACGCTGAAGGCGCTGCGCAAGGTCTGGGGCAACCGGCGCGGCCACACGGCGACGGTGCGCTGGGTGTGCCCGATTCCGAAGGCCGCCCCGTGACTGCGCTGTTCACGGCGTGGCTGGTGCGGCGCTTCGGTGCCGCGGCGGCCGAGCGGATTCAGTCGGTGCTGTGGGCGCTGCTGGCAATCACGCTGGTGGTGGCGTTCTGGACCGCCTACTCGGTGGCCGCCTACCGCTACGGCGTCAGCGTGGAACGCACGCGCGGCGAGCAGAAAGCCCTGCAGCTCGCGCTGCAGCACGAGCGCGCGCTGAGCGATCAGCGGGCGCACTCCCTGAAGCTGCTGAACGAGTCGGTGGCGATCGCCGAGCAGCTGCGCGATCACATCGACCGGCTGGCGCAGCAGCGCCAGACCACCGTGCGGACCATCATCCAGAGGATCCCCGATGTCACCACTGTCTATGTGCCGGCGCCTGGTGCAGCCGCTGAGCCGCTGCCTGCTTGCCTGTTCACTGCTGGCTATCGCCGCCTGTGGAACACAGCCCTCGAGGCCGATCGCCTGCGACCCGCAACCGATCCCGACGCCGCCCGCGTGGATGCTGGCGCCCTCGCCGCCTCCGATTCCGCTGCCGCAGGATCCACCGACCCCGCGCCCGGCGAACCTGCTGCCGGTGCCGAGCTCGCGATCGCCGCCGGCGTGACGCCTGCCGCCCTCCTCGAAAACCACACCCTCAATGCCGAGCGCTGCGCCGGCATCGAGGACTCGCGCACGGCGCTGATCCAGTGGATCCGCGCGGTGCGTGCTGACACCCCTGATCGGTAACTCTCCATGGCTCAATACGGCGTAGGTGTTCGCAACGCGATCCTTCAAGCGATCGAAACCACCTGGGGTGCCAGCGCGATCATCGCCGGCTTCAGCGGCACCATGCCGGCCAACTGCGCGGCGGCCGATGCCGGCACGCGCATCGCACAGGGCACGCTGCCGGCAGACCCGCTGACCGCCCCGGCCAGCGGCGCCAGCGCCAAGAACGGCACCTGGACGATGACCGGCCTGGCCGCTGCCGGTGCCGGCACCAATCTCGATTACTACCGCGTCTACGACAGCACCGGCACCACGTGCATGGAGCAGGGCTCCATCACGAACACGGTCGCGCTGAACACCAGCGCGGCGACGGCTGCCAACGGCAACGTGCTGAACTTCACTGCGACCACCGGCGTGGTGGTCGGCATGTTCGCCACCGGTACCGGCGTGCCGGCCGGGGCCACGGTGCTGGCGGTGAGCGGCACTACCGTGACCTTGAGCCACACCAGCTCGGCCGGTGTTGGTTCCGGCGTGACCATCACCTTCCGCGGCGACATGTACGTGGACAACCGCAACGTGGCGAACGGTCAGGTGATCACCATCAACACCGTGACCAAGACTGCCGGCAACGCCTGATGCTGCAGCTGGCCGCCCATGTGTCATCCGCTGCTGCGCTGGAAAGCGCGTGCGGGCCGTGGCCGACCTTGCTGGCTTTCGATGACCCGGCAGCCCCGGCCGACTGCG